TGCAACTGCAAATAGCTATGTCACTTTGGCAGAAGCTAATGATTACTTTGAAACTGTTCCAGATTCAACTACTTGGGATAATAAAACTGTTGACCAAAAGAACAGAGCATTGATAGCAGCTACAAGATGGATTGATAGTTTTGTTTATTTTGGAGATAGATGTGATGCAGGACAGGCATTGAAGTTTCCTAGAAATAATTACCAGGTGGATGATGTTGAACTAGCTTGTACAACAATTCCAAACAATATTAAATATGCACAATATGAATTAGCCAGAGCTTTGGCTAATGATACCGATGCAATAACTGGAACTACTGGTAAAGACGGAAATATTGCTGAAGCAAAGCTAGGAGATTTAGCTGTTAAGTTTAATACGTCTAGCCAGGGAAGTGGGCCAACAAATAATATTTTAGACGTTTATCCTTGGTTACAAAGTTATCTTGGAAGCTATATGATTGGTGGAGCAGGATCTTTTCAAATGAGAGTGGTGAGAGGATAATATGTCATTCATAGACAATACTTTTAAGAGCTTACCAGAACAACTGTTAGGAACTTTTGGTATTGATGTTACTTATATCAAAACCGCTACATCTCAAACTTATAACACTACAACAGGGGAAGTAAGTGGATCTGATACTAATGTATCTATGAAAGCATTAATCAGTAATGTTGTTGGATCAGTTTATGAAGGTACAAGTCAGACAAATGATTTAAAGATTATTTTTGGTAATAAGGAGTTAGGAACATATTATCCAAAAGTAAAAGATAGAATCCAATATGCTGAAGATGGGGTAAATAAAGTTGCAAGAATTATTAGTGTGAACACATCTAGAGGAAATAATCCTATACTTCATACAGCGATAGTACGACCACAATAATGGCAAGAAATGATTTAAAAAAATTTTTAAGAGATTTTGACAGGGTTACAAATGAGGTAGCGTTTAACGCCCCAATGGAAGCAGCAAATACTGTAGTAAACAAATTGAAAAAGATTGGCCCATCCTGGACAGGTAGATTTAATAACTCATGGGAAATCGCTACCCCTATAAGAACTTTTAATGCCAAGGGAAGAAAAGCAAAAGGTGAAGCAGTACCTTTAAAAATTAGAACATTAAAATCAAGACAGAAAGCAAAAACACTAAGAGCATCTAAAGAAGCAATATTTACTATTCATAATGTGGCTTCTTATGCGAATCAAGCAATAGACGTAGCTCCTTTCACTCCATTTAAAGTCCCACCAAAAGTAACATCTAAGCCTATTCAACAAGGTCTTAGACAAGGGTATCGAGGTTTAGACGAAGTTGTAAGCGGTACAGACGCAGATGTAGGTAGACAAACAGGAGCGTTTATAGGTCGTGCAACAGCACCGTTAGATTGGTTCAAAACGTATGCAAATGGTGGAGCGATGAATAAAGATGCAAAAATGGGGTATAACAAAATATATAGAAGGGTAAAATGAATTATCAAGGAATTAGATCAAAATTTGAAGCATCTATAAATACAGCTTATGCTGCATTAAGTCCTGCTGTACCAGTATTTTTTGATAATTTTGGCGATGTAGTATCTGATGCTGATAGCGAATTTGTTTATGTAAATATTCAATTTGGACTTACTACCGAAGTGGGACTAACTTCTTCTTTAGATAATGTAAGAGGAATCATTACTGTTAGAGCTTTTGCAGAAAAAGATAAAGGGCCAGCCAGGAGTCAGACATTAATTAATACAGCCTTTACAGCGATTGAGACACTTAATAATACTGGACAACCCACAAGTGGTATTCATGTAAGAACTGGAGAGGTAACTGGCCCTACATTTGATACTGATAGACCTTTCTTTATATCAACAATCGAAACAAATTTTCAAGCTACAGTAATTTCTTGAATCTTTGTTGTAATTCACGCTATCCTATAGACATATCGGGTAGTACCCGTATGTTCAAACCTTAGAATTATTAATCATGGCTACAGTTCTATCGGGTACTTCGGGAGCGTTATATTATTCTCCTGCTGGTACAAGTGCGACATCTATTTTAGCAAGTGCTTTTGCTACTTCAGCAAACATTACTCTTCCTACTCAATTAGGTTATAGAGTTAATGACACAGTAACATTAGCGTATCCAGCAGGAGCAACACTTCCTAGTGGTGTAATTACAGCAGGAGACTATTTTGTAAAGACCTATAACTCTTCAACTGGTGTAATGACTCTTTCTGCGACAGCAGGAGGATCTGCGGTAGCAGCTACAGCAACACCTACTTTTACAGAAGGAACTTTTGCAAGCATTACGTTTACAGCACCATTAGTTGTTGGATCTGTAAGAGAGTGGAGTTTTGAGATAACTAGAGCAGAAATTGACGTAACAAGTATTGGTCAGACTGTTACTCAAACCGCACCATTTAGAACCTTTATCTCAGGTTTCGCTGATGGTAGTGGTTCTGCAAGTGTTTATTCAACAGATGATGACACGCTTCTATCCAGTAGAATGGTTGAAGATGTTATCCAACGTCAGCAAGCTGGTGCACAGGTAAGATTGTATATTGATCGTCAGATGAGTGGTGCTAACGTAGACCAAAACGCAAGTAGATCAATCTTGGCAGATATTATTCTTACTTCAGCAAGTTTCAACGTCAACCCAGATGACGGACAGGTTGTAGAGATAGCCTTCAGACCTAGTGCTGCTCCTACATTCGACCTATCTAAGACTGCGTAATATTGTATTAGCGGTTATTAATTATTATGAACCTCGGTCAATCCGAGGTTTTTTATTGCATAATGAAGTACACTAATAAAAGATAAAATTAATTTATGGGGACCCAATCAGCACTAGACAGATTAAGAAAAGCTGCAAATCTTGAACCTAGAAAAAGAGAAGTAACATTATCCGATGGTTCTGTTTTTGAAATGTATGTAACACCATTAACAATGGCTGAAAGAGAGCGAGCACAAAGACAGGCTAAAAGTGATGATGCTAATGCCTTCGCCCTGCAATTATTACTTGCTAAAGCACAAGATGAAAATGGTAGAAAACTTTTTAATGCAGGAGAGATTGATGTATTAAAAAACGAAGTAAAAGATAGTGACTTACAGAGCTTAATGCTTGCTGTAATAAATTTAGAGGAGGAAATTCCTGACCCAAAGAATTAGCTGCCCAACTAAAAAGAGATAATTTTATGATGCTACAATTTAGTGTGGCTAAAGAATTAGGTAAAAGTCTTGTGGAAATAAGAAATATGACAGTAGAAGAACTTATTGGTTGGAGTGCATATTTTCAAATAATTAATGAAGAACAAGAAAAAGAACTTCAAAAAATTCGTAGAACTAAATAATTTTTTCGAGTAGTATAGAATAAAGTAATCTTAATACTATAATCCGTGGCATACCAGGCACAGATAAATATAAAAACTACTGGATTAGCAGGGTTAAATAAAATAAATGCCTCTGTAGACAGAATAAATAAATCTATAATTGCAATAAATAAAGGTGGCAGTAAGATAAAAGCTGGAAAAGATCTAGTAAAAACAAGTCAACAAGATTTAAAAATTAAAAAAGATATTTTAAAAGTAGAAACTGATATAGCTAATCAATTACAACGACAGAAAAATTTACGAGGTAAAAAAGGTGCTGGAGGAGCTACTGGCAAAGGAGGATCAAAAACTGGAGGAGGAGGTAGTGGTGCATTACAAAGCGGTTTAATTAGTGGTGCATTTCCTCTTTTATTTGGACAAGGCCCGTTAGGTGCTGCTACTGGTTTCGCTGGTGGATTTATAGGAACAAAATTGGGTGGACAGATGGGTGGTTTTGCAGGAGGTCTTGTTGCTACTGCTGCCCTTCAACAAATAACAACTGCTGTTTCTGCTATCAGTGAGCTAGGAAAGGCCCTTGGTAAGTTTGCTCAAGATACACAAGCTGTTCAAACAGCATTAGGATTACAAGGTACTGCTGAAGGTGAACGTATAAGGTTAATTGAAGAGACTCAAGGTAAAACTGCTGCGTTTAATGCAGCTATGCAAGTTATGTCAGGTCAGATAGGAGAAAAAGGTGTTGAAGCTCTTAAGAAATTCGGAGAATCTACTCAATTATTAAATACTCAATTTGCACTTGCTTTAACTAAGATTCAAGCCTTTACAGCAGGGATTGCAAATTTTGTTATTAGGATTACTGGACTTGAAGATAAATTAGAAGCTGGAGCAGCAAAGGATACAGTAAAAGCTGCTGCGGCAGGAGGAGATGCAGAAGCACAGGCTCTAGTAGATAGAAGAAAAGCTGCTGAATCAATGAAAAGTAGAGGAGGAGAGGGCTTTAGAAGGAAGGCTCTTTTAAAGGAAATTAATTTAGAAGAAAAAATATTTGCAATTAGAAGAAATGCATCAATAGAAGCAGATACTTTTACTCAAAAACTTGATGCTTTGGGTATTTCTTTAAAAGCAGAAGCAGAAGAAACAAAAAGAATTGCTGAGTTGAGAAAACAAGGATTAAATCCAGCACTTGCAAAGAGTATTGCTGGAATTGAAAAAGAAGGTCAACTAGCCAAAGATAATTTACAGTTAGAAATTGATAAAATAAGGCAAAAACTTACTGCCACTGAGGAATTAACTGATAAAGACCAACTTAGATTAGAAGAATTAGTAAAAGCAAAACAAGCTATAGATGGTCAAGTTGATAGCTTATCGGAAGCTGCTGAAGCAACAGATAAGTTAAACGAATCTACTAAAGATTTGAAATCTAATTTTGAAATAATTGGTCAATCTATTGCTTCTGGTGTTACTGATAATATAACTGCTGCTATTCAAGGTACAAAGTCTTTAGGTGATGCTGCAAAATCAATATTAAATGATTTAAGTTCTACTCTTATAAAACTTGGTGTTAATACAATGCTGTCTAAAATCCCTGGTTTTGGTGGTTTACCTATATTAGGTTTTGCAGATGGTGGTAGACCTCCTGTTGGTAAACCTTCAATAGTAGGAGAAAAAGGCCCAGAACTATTCGTTCCAAAAAGAACTGGTACTGTAATTCCTAACGATAAACTCGGAGGAGGTAGTACTAATAT